TCCAGTCGTACTCAGCAGCGGTGATACCGTCCTGAGCGTCAGTATTAATAGTGTCAGAACCACTGTATGAAGCAGCGGATGTATTTTTCCCATAAATGATAGGAACAACGATCTTTGCACCGCCACTTACACGCCGAACGGTTTGACCGTTCGTTAATGCGTAGAACAATGGACGTGCAGAGAAAATGTTGTCCGTCAATTTGGGAACATAGTTTTTCAGAGTCGTTGAAAGAATCTGATCAAAAGCTGTATTTCCAGCAGTCATATTTCTATATCCTTAATTGTTAATTGGTTAATTGTCTTGTTGTTTCGCCAACTCGTATGCGTCACGTATTGAACTAACTGCAGTCACTGCTTTATCAATATTCCCAGCAGGAATCCCTACTGAAGAATCTATGATTTGAGCATCACGCTTATCTTGGACAATCGTGTCTGTTTCCTGCTTGCTTCCAAGCAATTCATCGTAAGTCATGTCTTTATAGGCAGCCCTTAAGCTATTAATATTGTTTTTAATAGCATGTGAAAAAAGTTTTTGTTGATCTATCTCAACTCCATACTCTTCACCAATGTCAGCTATTTCACGTTGCATATTTTGTTGTCTCTGCGCCCGATTTTGTTCTTCAATGGCAGATTCCAATCGTCTCAAGCGTACTTCTTCGGGGTCCAAATCCTCTAAAATTTGTTCTTCGGTTTGGGTATCCAGAGCGACTCCAAATGCGTTTCCTAGAGCGTTAATAGCTCCTTCGGGGTCTGCCTCTAATGCTTGAACGATTGCCTCTCCTTGAGACAATCTCTCACGCTCGGCTGCCAATTCCTGCGTCTTACGTGTGTAATCAGCTTGACGTTGGTAGCCATTTCTCAGTTCATCTAGTGAAACTTGCTGTTCCACTCCGTCTATCTTGACGGTATGAACGTCTGATGAAGTTTCTAGATTGCTAGCTTCCGCTAGTTCTGTTCCTTCCATGTTAGGGAATCCTTTCGGTTATTCCTATAAATAATAAAAATGTGTCCCATTACAAATTAGGCAATTCAAGGCCCATTTGACCTTGTAATTGACTTAAAAGCTCTGGTGGAACACCCCCAGTAGCTTCAAAAACGCCACCACCAGCACCTGCAGCAGGCGGACCGCCCATTCCACCAGCAATCGATGGTGGAGGGGCAGCGCCTTCAGGAGCGGTAGCAGCAGCTTCAGGTCCAGCAGGCGGAGCCTGTTGTTGGACCATGAATTTTTCAGGGTTTTTAACCCCAAAACCATAAGACAACACGTATTTAGCCAGTTCCATAGGGTCTATCACAGTACCCACTAACGGACCAACAGCGTTCATTAGAGATATCGCCTGTTGTCTACGTGCTGTTTCGTTCAAAGGCTGAGTAGATCCACCTTCTACGTTAAAATCGTATTCACCTAAAATGTCGCTTCGTTGATACGCAATGTAATACTTTTGATCGTCTTTTCCAGTAATGCGAATCATTTGAGGACGAGTCATGTATTGCTGCATAAGCATAATAATTAATCTTGCAACAGATCCAATATTTAATTCAACCATTGCAAGTTTATCTGCTGCTCTGGCATTGCCAGCGTCAGCAATAATGCTTGCTTCTGTAGCAGTTCTTCTTGTTTCTGGCATTTGCCCACGAGCGTACTCAGATACACCGCTAACAGTGTTAATGTCATTTTCAATTATGTTTGAATGGTTGTACATTTCAGGAGCAAGCGGTACTTGCGCCAATGGCACAACTACTTCACTAAGGTTTCTGTTCTCGTCAATAACAGGCACAAACCTACCATCATCATCCGATTCCAATGCTTCACGTCCTTCAGGACCAAAAGATCGTTCATGATATAGGTATTTACGTGCATATCGTTTCCTGTGATTTACCATTTGTGTACGAGTTTTGTTTAGTTCTTCCTGAAGTGATTCAATCGCTTCAAGATCACTCATAGGGTAGAACATGTCAGGAATATCGTAATTTCGCAGCATTACAAATGGATGCCCAAAACTGTAAGGCATTGGCTGTGGGTCCAGTAAATACTCATCTCCTGATTCTGTACAAACAGAAATTGTACCCTCTTCTAAATCGTAGTATTCGTAAAGCGTTACACGATCTACAAGATCAGAATACCTATCTCGTTCATCATCGTTATCCCAACGAGACTTTATGCCACTGTCTGCTTCCACTTTTCTACGGGCACTTGATTTAAACCTTTTGTCGTTTTTTACTTCGCTAATAGGGCGAACAATACGTTGAGCGACCCATTTAGCGTCTTCTAAAGAAGTGGCCTCAGGATCAATAAACATATCAAAAGGAGATATGCGCTCAACAAACGGCTGATCTTCAACAACGATTTTTTTAGTAGTAGGCAAACTGCCCATAATGTCTTCATTCGTTGGAAGTTCTTCTGCCATGTCAGGATTTTGATTAGCGTAATCTTGAATTTCAGCTACAGAAGTTCTGTATTCAGTATCCATTTCTTCAGGCGTCAGACTGCGATCCTCTTCTACAAATTTCCACCCAACCTTAAGCCAGCCATGACCAACGATTAAAAAATCCTTGACCATTCTTCTAAATGGCTTACGATAATCGTGGTGACGCCATAAATAGTTGATAACTGATTCAACGAAAATAGCTCTATCTTCATCGCTTTCCTTGTTAGCGACAACTGTAATCTTAGGATGATTAACAGCTACTGAAGGAGCGATAACATTAACAGTGCTAAAAGCAAGATTGACAGATATGCGGTCACTTGTAATTCCATATTGGCTATTATCCCAGTACGTTTTACCACGATACAGATCAATTAAACGCCTCCACTTGGCATCATACCCTTCATCGGTACGCCATTTATTAGCCAAGCGCAAACGCTGTTTTACCCTATCGTACTCATCTGCTGTATATGCCATATTATGTCCAACGGTTTCCTACGTACTCTATTTCTCTACCTTGAGCCTTAGCATCAGATATTACCTTATTCTCACGCTCTTTGAGCGTCATATCTTGTTCTTCTTTAGGCAGGATTGAGCGTTCACCCTCAAAAGAGTACATTTGCAGGCTTAATGTCTTCTCACGAAAAGACCAACCTTTTTTGAGTGCTTCTTCAGAGATATTGGGTTCCCTTGATCTCTTGTCTTTGCAGTATTCCTCAAAGGTTGCATCGTGTGGCAACATTGCCATAGGAGCTATACAGCTCCGCTTGGTTGTTTAGCAGAAGGTTCTACCTTGCCACCAAGACCATGCTGATTCTTAGGTGTTACACGAGGTGCTTGCTGATTTCCACCCTCACCAACGCCTGAGCCAGAAGCTTCAACGTTTTTATGGGCTGATTGACCAGCGCCTCGTCCACTCGCAGGGCGAGCAGGACCATTGTACAGCATGGAAGTGTTACCAAGTTTAGGCTTAGCTCCAGCTCCTACTTCATTGTATTTGGCATTAACCGCCATAGGATCTCCTTAAAATATTTATCCTAGTATTAGCTTACGCTGTCCCACGCCCCAGATGTTTACCTATAACATGGGGCGAAGAATCTTCATATTCAGGCAATTGACGAACCCACCAATCAAAAGTAAATGTATCATCAACTTTCTCTTGATACTCAGGTACATACGCAAATTTTCTCATCTGATTCGCTAACGCAAGCGCCATAACACGGTCATCGTGCGGAGAACCAGACATTTGACCCCTGTCATTCCGAGTAAATGTACGCAATTCCGCTAACGTATGCTCACAATACAGCTTTAATTCATAGTTTTTAAGAGCCATACCCAAATCGTCAATCATTAACGGCTTAGAAGTACGAGTAGTCTTCCACCCAAATTCCTGACTCACTCTTTGATCTACCTGATTCAACGACCTTTTCCGATACAAATTAGGATAACCAAGCTGCCTAAGCTGGGTAATCGTAGTCAAACCATGATTATTAGCTTCAACACAACACAGCGCATCGCTGTACCACAACCCGATCTTTAAAACTTCATGCGCTAATTCATCTGGCGGTATGCGTCCATGCCATATCGCCACTTGCTCACCTGTTTTAACGTCCAATACCTGAACACACGAGTAGTCACCATGCCCCAAACCTTCAGCAGTATCAACTCCAATAACATACCCACTATACCGCACAGGCTTTTGCCATACTTTAAAACTCATCGCCGAAACTCCACCACTCTTGGATACGGTTCATGCAAATAGCCCTCTTGACCGCTTCTAACGTTTCGTTGCAAAGCGTCCAAACAATCAAGATCAAATACAGGATTCCCAGAGCGAACAAATGCCTCTTCAGGGGAAGTTGGGTATTCCTGTGCAAGCTGCCAAGGCAACATAGCGTCCTTCTTGCCCTCATACCACGCTACATCCCTATCTTCCGAAGCCGACCAAGGAAAAAACATGGGATCAAACTTATTGTTCCCAGTTGACGCCCCATTCCACAAATTATGGAAAAAATTACCCGAACCATTCGCAGTAGATAATCCAATAATACGACCCCCCACATCAGCAACAGGCTCAATAGAAGCCCACGCCTCCTCTGGGTTAGGTAAAAACGCCCACTCATCCACAACCACCAATGTTGCAGACTCTCCACGAGCAGGATCAGAAGCGGAAGGCATACTAGTAATCTGCGAACCGTTACTAAACGCCATCCTTTGCTGGTGCTCAACTTCCGACTTAGGACCACGTTCAACCATCCACTTCGGCATGTGCTTAAATCCATACTTAGTTTTCCTTAATAACAAAACAGCTTCACGTTCAGTACGTGACAAATCAATAATGTTCTGATCATCGTGGAAAAAAGCCAACCAAAACTGATGCGCAGCGACCAAAGTCGTCCACCCTATCTGCCTAGCTTTCAATGTAAGCGAATAACGGTTATTATCCCAACGCTCTAAAGCTTCCTTTTGAGCCTCACGTAATCCAAAAAGTATGCGACCATGAGCAGGATGAGCAATGCTCCAATAATTCTCAAGAAAATAGATCTCGTCCTTGACACAGTTCCTCCATTCAGCTTCCTGACGAAGCTCAGCGACACGGCTCACTTCTTCTTCTTAGGTTTCCTTTTGGACTTTTTACCCATACCGCTATAACCGCCTCTACCTTTAGGCATTTTCCACCAACCTTAACGTTGAAATAGTCGCCTCAAGCTCATTAGCCAACTCAGAATCAGACATGCCAGAAACATCCTTATCCTCAGCCACAGCCACCTTTCGCTTAGGCGTAAATTTGTCAATATACTGTAAGTAAAGGCTTGCAGCCTTTACGTCACCATCGGCAGCACGCTGCCAAAGAGCATCTATGACGCTCTGAACCCTTTCAGGGTTTATGTTGAGTTCGGCTGCACGCCGATCCCATTCTTTAATGAATCTGGAATCACGTTTTATTCGTCTTACCGAATCTTCATGTATTCCATTTTCTAGCGCCCATTCACGTTGGGTGATTGGGTCACGTTCTGGTCCTAGTAGTAGCCACTCTAGTAGTCTTGTCCAGTGGTCTGGCATTACTTTCAATCCTGTTTCAGGATCGGTTTTCCAATTGTTTTTTCCCATGCGACTCCTCTTCTATTGTTAGCGTAATTGTCCCATTCGGACTTTACTAAGTTTATATATAAAATAGTGGGACACTTCGCACTAATAGGTACTAAGTACTTAGAACAAAATTTCGTTTCTCCCTAGAAAAAGAAATTTTGGTACTGAGTCATCTTTTGTCGCTAACAGCACTCAGTAAACCCCCAGAGTTCTAAAACCCAAACGCATTGCCTATGGATAAATATAATACATAGGAATGAAACCCCCACCCCCCCATAGGGGTAGGGTGCTTGCGTGCGTGCGTAATGCGTGCGTGTCGTGCGGACCTGCCCCTGTGCACCTGCACACACACAAGAAAAAACGTGGTCTGACCTGCACTTATGTACCTTTCTCTTCACACTCGTGCATGTGAGGGGGTTATAGGCGGAGCGGACGCCTGTGCGAGGCTGAAACCCTTCTAGCTTATTTGTGGTCGGCTACTATGCTAGAACATAGTTCTAGTTCTCGGTATTAATTATCAAGCTTTAGCTTGATTAATAATTAATACCGAGAGGCAAAAACTGTCGGCTCGGTGAAGGGAGTTTGCGATGATTGTCGTG